TGCTGTTACTGTTGGACATCTTGAACCTATTTTAGTTAGTAGAAGTGGTGGTGAAATCAAAATTGATGGTCCTTTCAAACCAGATGGCTATTGCATTCCTATAAATCAATTGAGATTTAAGAAATTGCAATATGCAAATGGTGAAGAAAAGGATGCTATGATTATTATATTTCCCAATGTGATTCATGATCATCAAGACATTTTGAATGCTATTGTTGATTCTGAAACCATGGGGAAGTTTAATACTATCCCAGCAATGTTGATTACACCAACTGTTATTAAAGATCGAAACATCTACAATCAAAGGTTTGCAACTGCTACTGCTATCAACAATGAAAATCCACTCCCATATATTGATCGGAATGTTACTGGAGGCTTGCGCTATTTGCGCATGCATTATCAATATATTATGAATACATCAAATGGAGATTGTGGTTCATTGTTGATTGCTTTGAGCAATTATTTACCAAAGAAAATTATTGGAATTCATGTTGCTGGTGATGCAACTGGAAAAGGTTATGCTGTTCCATTGAATATTCGTGATATTGAAGATGCTTTGAAAGATGTCCCCAGAGATGCACAAATTAAGATTGATCTATGCAGATTTGAGAAAGAAGGAGGAGAATTATCTTCTATTCCAGATGGCGATTTTACACCTGCCATTAAAAGCAACCTTCTTGTTGCTTCTCCTTCAAAAACTGCATTGAGAAAATCTATGATTCATGGCAAGGTTTTGCCAGTTATTTCAGCCCCCGCTGTTCTTTCTAGAAGAGTTGTTTTAGAAAGTGGAGAAATTCATGATCCTGTGTTAGCTGGTTTGAAGAAAACTGGAAAAATTCCCCCATTTATGGACCCTGATTTGATTAAAGCTGCTGTGAATGATGTTTTAAGACTTCATCAAACTTCAGATAAGACCAGAAAAAGAGTGTTAACAAATGAAGAAGCTCTTGCTGGTGTTTCTGATGATATTTATTCTAATCCTTTGAACAGAAGTTCATCTCCTGGATACCCTTGGATTAAAACTAGGGTTGGAAAAGGTAAGATGAAATGGACTTCTGATCCACAGGGTGAGTATAAAATGCATGAGGAATTGGAAAAAGCTTTGATTGATCGAGAAAATATGGCTTTGAATAATGAGAGATATCCAACTATTTGGATTGATACTTTGAAGGATGAACGTAGACCTCTCGAAAAAGTCAGAGTTGGAAAAACAAGAGTGTTTGCTGCTGGACCAATGGATTATGTAGTTGCTGCTAGAAAGTATTATTTGGGATTTTGTGCACATGTTGCTGAAAATAGAATTAACAATGAAATAGCTGTAGGAATTAACCCATATTCTTTTGATTGGACCCATTTGGCCCGACATTTGAAGAAATTTGGTTTAAATGTTGTTGCTGGTGATTTTGGAAATTTTGATGGAACTT